ACTTGCACTGCCGAAAATGGCGTTGCCGGTTGCGCCGATCTCAATGTTTTTCCCGCCAGAACCTGTCCACGCACTCGGCGTGACGCCCAAGCCGAGGTTGCCGGAGGAGTCGAGGCGCATACGTTCGGCAAGAGCCGTTGAGTTGTTTGTGAAAAACCGCAAAGCGGCTCTGTCACCAAAACCGCCACCCCCGGGGAAATCATCAAAAGTGTCGATTTTGGCTACGATGCCGCCGGGGGCCGAACTGTCGGAAGTAGCCCAATCAAGAGTTCCATAAACGGTAGAACTGATGGCAGTTGTCGTGTTGCGGATTCGGATGGTCGTATCCGTTGCCGCAGCCACCTCAAGGTTCTTTCCCGGACTCGCCGTGCCGATGCCGAGGTTGCCGGAGGAGTCGAGCGTCATCGCCTGCGTGAACGAGATGGGGTTGCCTGCGGTGCCGGAGGGGGCGTTAAACCACTTGTGAGAGCCTGAATCCGCCGAATACAACGTTGCGGCAAAGCCTGTTGCCGTGTATGTCCACGAACTTCCGGTGTTGTTGTAGGCGGATGTGGAAAAAAATCCCTTGCCGTTTGCGTCATATCCAATTGACGCCCATCCGCTATTCGAGGCATTTCCAATTTGAAATGCTTTTCCTGCCCACGCACTCGGCGTGACCCCGAGGCCGAGGTTGCCGGAGCCATCAGCCTCAAACACCATTGTTGCCCCGCCATCGGATTTAGCGGTGTAGTGTTGCCAACGTCCGTAGGTTGATGTATCTGCACCGCAGGCGTATGAACGCATGATGCTGGTGCCTTCGTTCTGCACCATCCACTTGTTCGCGCTAAATGAAAGACTTGCAGTCCCGCTTGCTTGCAGCCCACGGCCATTGATCGTGCCGTCAACATCCAACTTATAAGCCGGACTCGCCGTGCCGATGCCGAGGTTGCCTGTAGTTGTTATTGTTAGTCCATCTGCCGACCCAAGTGTACTGGCCGGTTCAATTCTAAATTTATTAGAGTCAGCCTGATCTACGCCTGCCGACCAATTTGCGGCCTGCGTGCCGAAAAGAATGAAACTATCTCCGTCAACGGAGCCACTAGTTTGCGATTGCAAGTTAAGCAGCGGGGCTGTGATTGTGGAGCCTGTCCGACGAAGAATTGTTAATTGATATCCAGGACTCGTCGTGCCGATGCCGAGGTTGGTGCCATCAAACACCAGCGCCGACCCACTCGTCGCCACCTTGCTGCCGTTCAGGTACAACACGCCGTTGGCGGTGCCGCCGTTTAGCACAGGGTTCGCAGTGAAAGTTGCAACGCCGGTAAAGGCAGAGGTAGTTCCTACAGAGAGGCTTCCCGTCAGAGACAGGTTGTCCGATGAGAGCGAAGCGACGTAGTTCTCGGCAGTGACAATATCGGTGCCGTTCGACACCAGAACCATCTTCTTGCCATTGGGAACCGAGATACCGGTCTGACCCGAAACCTTGACCGTGACCTGCCCGGACGAGGTGTTATTGAAAATGAAGTAGAGTTTCTTGTTGGCAGGGACAATCAGGTTGGTGCTAGCACCGCCTGACCCCGTCAACTCAATGTACATGTTTCTGGCGACGCCACTCGAGCCATTCGGGATGGTGATTGTGGTGTCAGCGCCAGTCGTCACTGCCTGAGTGGCATAACCGGAAATGGCCTGTTCGATCAGGGTGCCGAGGTTAGTATTGGTGGTGGAACCCCAGGTGCCAGACTGGTCACCTGTTCCAATCAGCTCGATACCGAGGTTTGAACTGTACGTACTTGCCACTGAGCAATCTCCTAAATCAGTTAATTAACTTCCAGTTTGGAGCTTGCGAGTTGCCTATTTCAGTCCAAGCACTCGTTTGGCTGTTCGGCACAGCCACCCAGGACGAAACCTGGGTGTCATTAATAATACTCCAAACATTCACAGAAGCAATAAACCCGGTGGCTGAAACGCCAGTCGGTGTCACCACTGCCTCACCTATCACCGCAACAGAACCAATGCTGCCTGCAGCCGACACCCCGGTGACAGGGACATCCTTGCCAATGCCAACAGAGACGGTGCCTAGGTCGCCCGTTGCAGATACGCCGGTAACCGATACATTGGCAACGCCGATAACCGATACATCGCCGATAGAGCCTGTGGCAGACAGCCCCAGAGCCTCTATAAGCGCCCCAGTGACCACTGTGGTGCTGCCCACAGCGCCTGTCGCAGAAACGCCTGTAACAACCGCAGAGGCGTCTATAGCAACGCTGACAGTGCCTATCGAGCCAGTTGCCGACACTCCGGTAACGGAGAATATGGCATTGGTAATAATCGTCGGGGCGCCAATGAAGCCTGTGGCAGATACCCCTGTGGGGACAATCGTGGCCCCGGTAAGGATCGTTGAGGTGCCAACAAGGCCGGTAGCTGCAACTCCTGTGACGGAGATCGTTGCCCCAAGTGATACCGTGACCGTGCCGATCTGACCCGTACCGGCAACGCCTGTCGCATTAACGGTAACAGAGCCGCCGCCAGTATCGACAGTGACCGAGCCAACAGCGCCCGTGGCAGATACGCCAGTCGGGAATACCGTGGCCCCAGTCAGGGCTGTAACAGTACCTACGGCTCCTGTGGCCGAGACTCCGGTGACCTGCACCGTGAAGTCATTCAGTACAGTAACAGTTCCAACCTGACCTGTAGCGGACAGGCCGGTGGCGTTGACAATAACATTGCCCCCAGTCCCGCCACTTTGAAGTAGCGTTAGGAGCATGGCTTACACCAGCGTGTTGAGTTGATCCAGCGTCAACTGCGTCTCGACAATCTGAGCATCAATCAAGATTACTTGGTTGATATCGCCAAGTGATGCCGCCGTTCCCCGCGCAGAGTTAAGCGCAGCCAACTTGTTCTGCACCAACTGGATCAACTCAGCGAGGCTCATACCAGCACCACGCACTCTTGTGCGACCGTGGACAGATGCGACTGCAGGAACACCGTGTCGTAGGTGTCAGTGCCGTCGATGGCGCAATAACACGCCACGCGATTGCCAAGCGCCGCGGCACCCGATTGTAAGAAGTCAGTCGGTGTAAAGGTGGACAGCACTCGGTTCTGTACGTCAAATCGGTACATCTGCGAAATTTGCGATGCAACGTACAGATTTAGATAAACCATCCGACCTTCGTTGTCGAACGGGCTGTAGCAGCCGCCAGAACCAGTCGTCGGCAAAGCGCCGGGGCTGCCGTCGTAAGTGATCGCACCAGTCCATGTTCCGGTGATCGAGGCTGCGATATCCAGCACGTCCAGAGTCGCCGCGCCGCCACGGAAGAAGTAACAGAAACTCTGTCGAGCGTAACGGTTCGCATCGGGCTGGATACCAAAAGACGGTGCCCACATACCACCCGCCGCGTTAGCCGCAGGAGCCGCACCAAAATACGTCGTTGACCACGCATTTGCGGTGATGTTGTTGGTGCCGTTGTTGATCGTGGCGTCGGTGTAGTTGTAGGTGTACACCGTGGTGGTGGCCGTGCTGCGGAGCAAGCACAGATTCGGCAACTCAATAACGTACTTGGCAGTGCTGCTAGGCGTAACCGTCCAGTTGGTGCCAAGGGTGTAGACCGGTGACGGCCCTGCGGTGTGCGAGGCAATGATGCGCCGCTGGCCGACCGCCGTGGTGTTGGTCGTATCTTCGACAATGCGAATCTGGAAGTTGCGGTATTCGTTTGCCAGCACCACCGCATCACCCAGCGTGGCTTGACCAGTGAGCGTACCTGCGGCAGTGGCCGTTGCAGTCAAAGCATAACGAGACACAACGCCTGTGTCGTAGTTGTATGCACCCTTAATCATCCCATCGCCGGGTGAGTTGTCGTAAGGCACATACTGTTCATCCAGCACCATGAGACTTGAATCAGTACCAATCGTTGCCGGGAGGTTGGTCTGCGTCATCGACGCAAACGTGTTGGTTGCAACTTCAAACGAACGCCACGAGGTAGCAGCCAGCGCACCCGCAGACAACATCGCAACGCGACCCGCGACGATTTCGTAGCGCGAGCCAGAGACAGGCGTGAAGCCAAACGACGACAGCACAGTGATAACCGGCGTAGTGCTAGCCGTGTTGCCAGTGATATATCGCTCGGCAGTCTTACCCGAGCCGCCTGCACCGTTGTCAATGATGCGAAGTTTGTAGCCGTACTCGCCAGAGCCGCCACGGTTGGCAAGCATGTTCACGCCCACAGCAGTAGGCAGGGCGGTTGTCAGCGTGACTGACGTAGTCGTAGCGCCTGCGGCGATAGTGCCGACCAAGCCAAAGGAAGGGATAAACGCCGATGCAGCACCCGCACCAAACGTACCGCCAAGGGCAGGGCTACCAACAAATGCAGAGCCCTTGGTGATGATGTTATAGCGGTTTAGTACCGTAGCGCTGACCAACTGATACACAAACGGGTTGCGCGAGATGTCATTGCGTAGGTCGCTGCAAACACTGACCGCAGCGGCATGGGCGTTAGGCATCGGCGGAATCTGCCGCCATACCAGAGTATCAATGACCTTTTTAAATGTGTTAGCCATGCGTCTCTACCTCAAGTAATGCGTGCGCGGACACACTGTGCCCATGCAACTCGGTTGTTATCCAGAATCTGCATACGGGCGTTGTAGCCGTCCAAGTTGTTAAGCGACGTAACGGCGGCGCAAGTCGTCACAGTCGTCACAGTCGTCACAGTCGTCACCGTGCCAGACTCCAACACCACCGTGCCGCGCTGTCGCTGCAAGGACTTGTCATACCCCATCGGCGCGTTGAAGTAGTTCAACATGCGCGTCAGAAGCATCATCATGCTCTGTCGAGTTTCCTCTGCAGTAGCATCCGCTACAGGCATCGGATTAGCAGATGAGACATCGACGGCAGTTCCGTCTGTGCCAACCCCAATCTTGACCCGCTGGTGCAGAACACCGCCGATATCATCGGCAGCGACAATAGCGCCTGATCCCGGTGTATATCCTACGTTGTCTGCCACGCTAGGCTCCTATTAAGCAATACGCAGAATGGCGTTCGACGCATCTGCAACGGGGAACTGAATCGTGAAGTTACCGCCCGAAGAAGACTTGTCACTGCCAAACGCCAGCACTGCCACAGCCTTGTTTGACTGGGTGCTGTTGTAGATCAACGCGCCGTTTGCCGTGATGGTCGAGGATGACCACGTAGTGTCGTTGAAGTCCAAGAACGCCGTCGTGCCCGACGAGGTAGGAGCCACCGTGGTCAGCGTGTTGCCGCCAGCCGTGTAGTTTCCACCAGTCGCCACTTCGTTTGTGGTGCTGTACACCGTGGTCGTGGAGTCAAGCGTAGCCGACGAGGTGTAAAGAGCGATCTTGAAGGTATCCGGCGTAGTCGCGCCACGAGTGACCGTGGTGCCGAAGGCATGGATGCCGTTGAGGATTTCGACCTTGAAGCTGGTCGTCATTGCTTGGGTAATAGCCATTAAAGTTCTCCGATCATATCTGCGATGTGTGGGTGTCCTGCAGCACGGAGTTTGGCGGTAATCGTTACCCGTTCGCTCTGCTGCGCTTCTTCAAAGTAGTGAATCAATACACTGCGAAGCTGATCCTTAAACGCACGAGCCTGTTCAAGGATCACAGGGTGGCTTCGGTCACCCACATAAATGATTTTATCCAATGCTCGTTCAGCAATTTCTTCTGGAGTAAACCCACGATTATCCGTGGTAAACACCTTGACGTTACCAATGAAACCTTGTGAATTAAGACTCATACAACCGGCATCCTCGCCTGACCAGAACGATACGCATCACGACGGTTCTTTCCGTCGCCAAGGGCCTTGGCCAATACCATGGCTTCCTTGTACTTACTATCATACTGCTGAAGGAGATCATTATCTCCCTTAAGGTACGTGTAGGCTTCGACCAGCGAGCCATACAACAAGACCGTATCGAAGTTGTCGCCAAGCCAGCTTGTGCCTGCTGTGACAATCGACTCTGGATAGAAGAAGTAATGCAGCTCTACAGAGTAGGCTGCATCAGGGGTTGGCCCAAGGATAAAGGTTAACTCGTTAGGGTTAGTAGACCTAGGGCCAAACAGAGCGTAATAGCCGGGAACGCCAGTCGCTGTTGGCGACGGGAACGACTCACGGATAAAGTTAACGTCCTTGTTCAGCATGTACTCATAACTGCCATCTGCAAGGATTACTGCCAGCGAATAAGGCGCAAGGAAGTCATCAGGGCAGGTCAGGTACTTATTACCACTTGAGGTGTTACCAGTCACATTCTTGCGAAGAGACGGGAACTGGATAGTGTTGTAAATCCGACGCTCGGCTTGCTGCACGAACGTCGGGATATTGCTTACAAACGACGTTTCTGTCGATTGGCAGTAATCTTGAATAGCCTGGCTTAGTTGAGAATAGTTCATGCAACTCTCAGCTTGTCACTACCGTTACAGTTCCCACAGACCCTCTGGCAACTAAGTCATTGGGCGTGAGTCCATCATCATATGATCTGGCACCGCCAACCGGTGCCCATCCCCACTGAATCATTCTGCTGCCAGTAGCCCCATTAGCCCCTACAGCGTAATAACTGTTATCAGGGCGAGGGTTCTGGATAGCTTGTGGGTCATCTATAGGATACATCCCTATTTGCAACTGGGGCTGATCTGGCTCCCAGCACTGATCGCAAACAAGGATGTTCACATTCTTGGTCTTGATTACAAGACCTTTAAGTTCGCTTAGTTTGTAAGTGAACCCACATCGATCGCATTCCGCTATCGTGTGGACGCCAGCAGCGAACTTAGTTGGCATTGTCAGCCTGTAATGAACTGCTGCCTTGGGATAAACCGGACAGAAGCCTTCTCCCTATCCTCGCCGGCGGCAAGTTCCCAGCTCTCGTCATACATTGCCTTCAAGGCAACCATACGATCCGGAGCGATCTTCACAGATAGGAAATAAGACAGCCCAGCAACCAAGCAAGGCAGGAAGCGAAACGGGACATCCTGGTTTGTAACACCAGTGCCAGCATCAAGCATACGGCGCATGCGCCAGTACACCATGGTATAGGTCTGACTGTTATCAGGAACTGGCCATACCGTGAAGGTTGGATACTGGATAACGCTAGCAGCGCTCGTCTGACCCGACTTGCGATCAATCCAAACCTGAATAGGGCGGCCCTGTGCCGTCTTGTTTGGAATCGAAGCGTAGGTGCTTACCGAGATCCGACTGATATCAATATCAGTTTGCGTTGTGCCACTGCCCGTTCGGATTACATGCTCGAGTAGATCAACGGTGTCTACTGGCAGATTGTATGTGGCAGTTCCCGGGGTCAACACCTGACTACCTTGCTCGATAGTCCACAAGTTGATACCCCGGTTAGCCCATTCCATCAGCATCAGATTCAGGCTACGTCGCGCTGTGCGAAGATCGTAGCCAGACCTGAGTTCCCCTCCACATCGCTCGAATGCCTCTTCAACGATGGCATTCAAGTCAAGGTTAAAGGTCGCTGATGCGGAAGTTGTCACTTAGCAACTCTTCCCTTTCATCTTGCGCTTAACGCCACCGCCAACAGCCATCTTGCTGGCAACCTTCTTGCCCTTAGCCATTGCAACGGGCTTCTTGCCTTTCTTGGCAGCACCCATACCGCGACATTCCATCATATTACTTCTCCCCTTTCGACTTCATATCAAGACTAACACCAGGAGCATACTTCTCGGCATGCCGCATACGCTGCTCCGCCCATCGCTCCATGCGATCCTTCTTCCCAAGTTCCCGAGCCTTCTTGGGGCTGCCTCGGAAAGGCTCTTTCTTGTTACCGTATGAATCCATCTCCATACCGCCAAAGCGGCGATCTACGGAGTCCTTGTACATGGTGATAGCCTTACCACCATACTTGCGCTGCATGGCTGAGCGAGCCTCTGAAAGCGCAATAGCCACTGCCTGATCACGGCCCTTGACCTTTTGACCAGAGCTGGACTTCAGCGTTCCACGCTTGAACTCACCCATGACCTTGCCAACCTTCTTCTTCGCCTTAGGCGAGGAAGGGGCTTTCATGACTTGCTTTTCCATATTGCCCCTGTTCATTTGAATTTACTTCTTACTAAATCGAGAGCCGCCTGGAGGCGCTGCTTTGCTGCCACCAGCACCCGCCCAAAGAACCTTCCTTGCCCAGTAATTTGCGGAGAAAGGGTCACTGGCGGTGTTACGGCCGCCCTTGCCTTTGATCCCCGCGCTACGCGCAAGGTAGTTTTTACGGGCTTCCGCCGAGTAGTTGTGGCCATAACCTCTCCGTCCAAATCGAACTAACTTGACCTTATCGCCCTTCTTAGCAAGCACAACCTTCTTGTGCTCATCTCCAGCAGGGGCATCCTTAGGCTTGTTGAATCCCGAGAACTTCTGCCCCCGGTATTCAATGCCGCCGGATGGCAGCCGCTTAACGCCCTTAACCATTAGCTATAGCGCTTGGCAAGGTACAGGATAATGGTGTAACGATCCCCGGCAGTGGCGCCAACCGTCGAGAACAGAACGTCTCCGGTCTTGCCAGCGCCAGCGTCGTTCCAAAGTCCGCCAATATCATCGAACTTGTATTCGAAGAACTGATCCTGACTCAGCGTCATAGCCAGCACATCGGTCGTGGCATCCCAGAGGATGTCAACGCCCATGCCATAGGTTGATGCGTAAATACGCTCAATCGCGACGCTGGTGCAAGTTTTGCCAGCAGGCGCTGACAACGTGGAGACATCGACCTTGATGACTCCAGACTCGCCAGTGCCATCACTGACGTTGGTGAATTTGATAATAGCAACCCGATCCGAATCAATCAGGGTTTGGCTTCTTACTGCATCTGCCATATATCTCTCCCAAGGTCAAGCGGGAGGATAACCTCCCGCGACCCTAAAGACAATTAATTAGGCCGAGGCCGGATTAATCGAACCGTCCGAAGCGCGCTGGATGTACTCGACAATCAGCGTGCCCTGACCAGCCGACGAAGCGCCAACCGAAAGGTCATAGGTCACTGCCGCATCGGTCGTGCCGACATTGAGCAGCAGACCAACAGCCTGCGAGTTGGTGATCGTGACGGCATACGGGCCACCAGTCGTGATCGTAGTAGCCGAGTTAATCGCCGTGCCACCCACCTTCACAACAATCGTGGAGGCTGCCGTAAAGGTCGTGGTTGTGTTGAACGTGGCGCGAACAATCTGGGCGCCAGCCGGAATCGTGAAGGCGGCCACTGCCGTGCCGTCGTTGTAGTTGACCACTTTGGTCTGCGCCAACACAACTACGCCGCAATTACGGGCAGCACCTTCGCGAACAGTGCCCGAACGAACCGGGCCGGAGAACGTAGTAAAAGACATATTCATTTCCTCACATGCGAGATAACCGTACCAGTCTACATGTCGTCAGCTTGGCCTGTCTGGTACAGCGTTAATGCCAAGAAAGAAGAGGGGGCCTTGCGGCCCCCTCCTTTGCTCCTTTATCAGGAAGCGCCCGGCGAACCCCAGACGCCCAGCGGATCGCTGACGCCAAACGAGTAACGCTCGCGAGCCTTATACCGCACATTCCCGGTATCGAAGTCTCCGTCCATGCTCGTCTCAAGAGGAGCACGCACGAAATGCTTCATGCCGTTCGGAATGTCCGTCATAATGAACCACGCATTGCTGTCGGTCAGGTAGTGGTTGACCGAATAACCCTGCGGGATCGTTCCCATCGCCTTCATCGCGTTGATGTCGTTGTCAGCGGTGCCCGGACGGAGATCCGTATCGAGAACGCGCTTGGCAACAAACATCAGATCGGGCGGGACGATGAGCTTACGCGGACGCGCAGCAATCAGAAGACCACGCTCGTCTGTCCACTCCGAGATCTGAATGACCGCCGCTTCAAGCGACGTTTCGTTCAGGTCAACACCCACCGAAGGACGGTTGGAGTTGACACCACCGCTGACAAGCGGATGGCTCGTGTTGAACAGCGACACGCCGTCACCCGACTGGTAAGCACTGAAACCCGCGTTAAGCGGATAGGCAGCCTTAACCTGCTTCGTGTGCGCCATAGCGCGAGCGAGAGCCTTCGTGTAACGCGACGAGAGCGAGTCATAGAGGTTGTCCTCCATGGCCTCCTCGGTAATCGCAAAACCGAGAGCAATCGTCTCGTGGTTATAGCGAGCCGTAAACGACTCCTGGGCATTGTCGTAAGAGATCGCAGAGCCTTCGTTCTTGACCGGCGCAGCGCCGAATCCCGAAAGCTTCACTTCCTCTTCGAAAGAACGCTCAGAGTTCTCCGTCTCATAGATCTCAGCATGCTCGTCTTCGTACTTCTTGTACTCAAGACCAAACAACGCATTGAGGCCCGGAAGGAGTTCCTTGAGCAACTGTGCACGTGAAATAGCCATTGCTAGTTACTCCTGTTAAATGCCAGCAAGCGTGGTCAACTGGTGATTGTTAAACTTAACAATCAAATCAGTGTACGCATCGCCAACTGCGCTATTGGGGCCATCAACAAACGCCACGAGTCGAAGCGGAAGCGTCGAGGTCGTTGCGGTCGTCGCGTTGAGGCTGTTCTTGCTCGTGCCGATGGCGGTGCTGCCAGCGGTCTGAACAATTTCAGCGTTCTCACCGAGCGCGGCCTGGGCGACCGAGCCGTTAGCCTGGATCTGGAAGACAGCCCACGGATCATCCACAACGTAGGCAAAGGCGTCCGAAGCCACAGTACCGGTCGGCCAGTACTGGGAGAACGTCAGTTCCTTCGAGGTAGGGTTCGTGAAACGGCAACCAACAAAAACGCCAATCGGGGTCAAAGTGGCCGTTCCAGTGTCCTTCTCAACGACACCGGTAGAAACCAGCTTCACAACGTCGCCATAAAATACGTTAGCAGCATAGCCGCTAGCAATCTTGTAGCTGTTGAACGAGCCGTTTTCCGGACGACCACCAAGGACGCCAACCGGCCGCATCCCATAGGGGGTAGCAGTGCTAGACATACTTGATACTCCTGTTAATTAAAATGCGGTTGCCAAGGAACAATTCCTTAGTTTCCGCTACCAAACGTGACTCTCGTCTTACGCTCCGGCTTCAGCATTGGCATTCGCGGGTCATTTTCACGCATGTAGTTTCCGTCGATAGAGCTTACTTGCTGCTCAGCCTTCTGCTCGTAATACTGCTGTCGGGCTTTCGCTTTCTCTACCGGCATCTTGCATAGCAAGAGACCACCTACTTCAATGGCACCACGCTTCGCCCACTCGGAGTTGTGATCAGACATGATCTGCAATTCCGGATGATCTTCAGCACGTACAGGCTCCCAGCCCTCACGAAGGCGCATGGAAGTGTTTTTGTTGTCCAATTGGTTTAAGGACGCAGTACGAACCCACCTAAATACCCACCCGTCTTGCGGGATAGGATCAGGCAGAACCGAAGGGGGCTTCCAACTCTGATTCCGAGTTTCGTTAGCACGAGTTTCAATTTCGCGAGGTTTGCGCTCATTAGCCATTTTTCATCTCCTTCATTACTTGCATGGCATACTGTTGAGGAGTCAATCCAAGTCGCTTGGCGAGAGCAACTTGCGTGGCCGTCAACTGCACTTTGCGTGGGGCTGAACCGGAACTACGAGTTGCCGGGGCCACAACGGGCATCCGCTTGGATGCTTTTCTCGGAGCTGCAGCGCGAGTCTCGACTTCAGCCTGATCGGCTTCAAAGTCAATCTCATCTTCTTCCGAGAAACGGTCAGGGAATACCTGACGCATTCTTTTATTGATGGCTTCGTAATACGCATCAGATGTTGCGTAGTCTTGGCCATGCTCACTAATCAGTTTCTGATGAACACCATATGCGAAGCTGGTCATCTCAGGATCTTTACCGAACCACTGATTATCAGCCTGCCAGCGAGAAGCCTTAGCATCCGGCTGGGGAACAGACTTGGCTGCCTGACTCAGGACGTTGGGTGGCTCATAGTCCACCTTGGATTCCCGCAACTTGGCAGCAATCTGACTTGCATATGACGGAGCAGCAGCCTCAGTCAACTGTGCCCGAGTCAGGCTTTGCTGAGCCTTTACGATGGCGTCAGCGTCTCCTGATTCATGGGCTCGACGCAGTTCTGCTTCAGCCAATGCCCCTGCAGCCTTAGCGCGTTCAGTGATCTGCTGCTGGATTGCCTTCTGGCTATCGGTGACCAGCGCGGAGAGACGCTTGTTCTCTTCCTGAATCCGCTGAGCGTAGGTGATAGCCTCGTCACGCAATCGAGAGGCTTCCTCTTTCTGGCGCCGCTCTTCATGGTACTCATACTTGAGCTTATCAATGCGCTTCTTAACTCGCGTACCATAGCTCTCAATTTCAGATTCATCATCAGAAGACTCGGCCTTTGCCTCAGCCTTCTTTGGGCGGCGATCCTCTTGCTTGCGAGTGTCAACGATTTCAATCTTGACATCATCATCAGGCTCAGAATCCCCTGCTCGAGGAAGAATCTGTGTCTTGATCCCGAAGAACTTACTCTCTTCGGAATGCAACTGCTGCTCATCTGCAGCAGATTCAATTTCCTTGTTTTCGTCCGTCATACTCGTTCAATGCCTCGGGGGTCATCGACAACTGCCTCAACGGTGTCGTCATTGATGATTCGGAACTCTTTGTCATGGATCTTGACGCGAGTACCGCTATACGCACGAAACACTACCCAATCGCCTTCTTTGCAATATGGGCCAGACGGGAATCGCTTCTCGTCCTTGTATGCATCCGGGCCAAGTTTCAGGACAAACCCGACAACAGTGGCAACAGACTCGTTGCGTATGGTTTCCGAAGCCTTGAGAATCCCACCTTCCGTCTTCTCTTCGATGTCGGGCAGGGCAATCAAGAGTTTAAAGCCCTTAGGTTCCGGCAACTGAGTTGCCTTCTTCTGGGCCTGCTCCTTATTGGGGAGCGGATTAACGAGAGCAATGCTAGTCATTACTACCTCTACTGCGCGGAGACATTCCGCGATTCGCTAAATCATTAGCTATTTTCGAGCTTATCCTTCAAGTCTAGGATTTCTCGTTCAACAAGGGCCAAGCCCTCGATAACTCCGCACATACGCTTGTACTCTGCGAAGTCTTGGCATGAACCAGTAGCGATATTATCCGCGTAGTCGTTCATGAATTTACGGATCTCCCCTTTAAGGAAATCCAACACATGTTCAGCATGCATCAGGAATTATGCCCCTGAGATCCTTTTACCTATTTCCATCCCCACATCAACGCCTTTCTGAACTTCAGCAGACTCAATCTGCTTTTGTTCCAGCTCTGCATTAATGAGCGTATCAATCATACGCTGTTTTACAGCAGCCTGTGCAACTCTCTCCTGAGAGCGGATTCTTTCCATCTCAATTGCGTTGCGAGCCGCAGCAGCTTGGGCTGTCTGATTAAGTTTTGCTGCCGCTTCCTGCGCCTTGCGCTGGACGTCAGCCTGTCTAATCGCCAGCTCCTGTTCCTTCTGCTGGATAATCGGGTCTTTCTGCAACTGCTGATTCTTCTCCATCTCGGCAATACGGGCCTGATTGGAAGAAACTTGCGATGCCGCAGCAGCAATAAGCGGAGAGAGCCGCTTCTCAACGTTCTGCGGCAGAACCTCATCATTATTCGGCAGCGGAGCACCCATTTGCTGCTCAATTTCTTGCCGATACTGGAAGGCAATGTGTTCGCGGATATGCGAATCCATCGCTGCCTGCATGGCACTGAACATTGGGGTCTGTTGCAAGCCCATAAATGCGGGGCTTTGCATAAATGCAGAGTGAACCGCAATGTGAGCCTTGTGATCTTGGTAAGCAAAAGCCTTCACAGGCTTAATGTTCACCACATTCATGTTCTCTTGCACAGGATCAGCAGGGGTCTCTGACTCATCCGGCTTGATAATCTCATCGACATTCTTAATGCCCATGCTTTCAAGCATCTGGCGGTGCAAAACTTTCATGTCATACAGCTGAGGCGCTGAAGTCGACAACTGCAAGGCAGCCTGACTCTGCATAATTCGCTGAGCCATGCTGTTTGCATTGGGATCGCTTACAGGGACAATATCAATCCGTTCATCAAAGTCTTCTGACTTAATATCAGAGCCGCCTTCAACCTCATACGGGTAAGACGGCTCGTCAAAGTCGCGAATAATCCCAGAAAGCAGGCGAAGTTCCTGCCGAAGCGAAGCATGAAGCCGAGCCTGAATCGCACTCATGACCTTCATGGTGCGTTCAAGAATGGCCAAGGTGGTGCCTACAGGCGCCTCAGCATTCATGTCTGCAACCTTCATATCTGCCAGCGAAGCAAACCGACGGCCTTCATCAACAATGTTGTTTAAAAGGCTGTACAGAACGCCTGAGGGCTCTTTATAGGGCAGGAAGGTGATGTTGTCACGGATACTGCCGCCGGGGACGTCAACATCTCTGAACTCACCCGGAGCAATCGGGGTGTCATCACCCTTGATCCGAAGACCTCGAGCCTTCAAACCACCCGGCAGATTCGACAGCGTACCGGCATCGACCAATTGACGCAGGATGCTCGTGGCACTCTTCGCCAAACCACCGATCAGGTGAATCAAGCCAAAGGCATAGAAGCCTACGCCCGGGAGATACCGGTAATGCACAAAATGATCGCGCTTCTTCCGGAGCTCATCCCCTTCGTCCCAGTTCCTGCGAATGGCAAGAACTTCCCTTGAACTCTTATCAATGGTGATGACGTAAGGCAAGGCTATGCCAGTAGCAGAGCCTTCTTCGTCCTTGTCCTCGAATCCCTCGAGGTCAAGATCAACCATCATCTCGATCAAGGTGAATCGATTGTCAGTCAATTCAGAAGGCGAAACACCAGATAACTGGTCTTCCTTGGTCTTGATGTTGCTCGGCTGATTAACAGGATCAGCCAGATCAATGTCCCGATAAAACCCGGCTACCTGCAGTTTGCGAACTTCGTTCCGGGTCTTTCGCATGATGTGCGAAACACGCTCTGCTGTCTCAAGATCACTGGCGCCATAAGACACCACCAGATCCTCTGCAGGGACGAACATCGATACAGGGCGCATCAACTGCGGGTCATAATAGACCTTACGGAAGGCGCTGCCAGCCAAGGGCAGGGAGAAGAGCATCTTCTCCGTTTCAGCCCTGTATTCGGTCATACGCTCGGTCAGGAGGTAGTTCATGTAGTCCTGAACCCGCACTGCCTGCCGATCCTTGTCTTCGGTGTGCTTGCCTACCACTACACCGCGTACCGGCCCTTGAGCCGGGAAGATCTCGGTAATCGCCTGAGCCTGGAACCGAACGACTGCCTCAGTCAGCAGCGGGTGAAACACACCACAAGCGCCAGCCCAAGGCTCTGTTCGCTCTTCGATCTTCAGGCCAAGCAGATCCAGCCCTTTGACATATGCCTTCTCCCAGTCAGCCCGAGTGTCTTTATCAGCCTCATACAGGCCAATCAACTCGTTGCCAAGGGAGGTCAACTGAGAATCGCTTAAATAGTCAGAAAGGTTGGCGTCATGACTTGTCTCGCCCATCGAGTCGGATTCACCGAACTCAATGTCCACGCTCCCATCCTCATTGACTGTGATCGCCGGGGCATCCTCGCCCATGGCAATCACATCAATCTCCAACTCGGCTGCCTGAGCATCCGGGTCGTCAGGAATCAATGGAACAAGAGTCTTGTCAATTGCCATTATTTACCTGTCAATAGGGGGCTTTGCGAATTCGACGAACCTTCTCATAAGGCTCATCGCTACCGACTGAAACAAACCCACCCTGCCTAAATCGCAGCAGGGCTTGGGTGCTGGAGTCTACCAAGTCATCATGCTCGGCGTTTGGGAAAGATGCGAATTCCTCCACAACTTCTTCTGCCCAGCGAGTCTGCGGTGCCCACACGACCCCGCTTGAAAACAAATCACTGACCGCGTTTACGCGAGCCACCTTGTCGTTACCACGGCTGGGGGTAAACTCCGATACCGGGATACCCATTGCCCTCAGTTCATAAATTAACGGGGCACCAGCCGCCTTGGCTTCGACAATGAAGGCATCTGGGTTGTACATGTGGTACATCTCATATGCCTTACGCTTTAGTTCCGGAAATTCCATGCGTTCTTTCACAGCGTCCAATAGGATGATGTTGTTCTGTGTTACGCCGGTTTCCGGGTTTGCAAGCTTAAATACCCCCCACGTGGTACACGCAGAGAAGTCTGAAGTCTGTTTCTTGGTGAAAGCGGTATCCCAAGACTGGATAATAAACTCACAGGGAGGCGGATCTTCCTTCTCCCATACTCGCCACCAGTCCCGCTTTACAATCGCACCCTCTTCCGAGGTCGGGTTCTGCTGATACTGGGCTGACCACTTGGCTACAGGCAGTTCTGCCTTGATCGACTCGAGTTCCTTCAGAGACCAGAACTCAGGCCATAACGGCTTCCCAGAAGGCAGAATGGCAGGTAATTCTATAACCTCCCACTCATCCACCCCACCTCGCTCTATCGAAGACTTCAATACCCTGCCGGTAAGGTCTTTCTGATGCCATCGGGTCATCACGATAATGATGGCCCCACCCGGCTGTAAACGCTGCCTAGGCCCGGAGGTGTACCATTCATACGTCCGGTTATACACAGAAGGATCGCCTAGGGCAGCCTCCTGTTCGCTGTGAGGGTCGTCGATGATCAGAAGATCAGCACCCTTACCCGTCACAGCGCCGCCAATACCAATGGCGAAATACTCCCCACCCTTGTTAGTGCTCCAGCGACCCGCAGCCTTGGAGTCTGCCTGTAAGCTCACATCGGAGAATATCTTTCGATACTCCTCAGAACCTACAAGATTTCTTACCTTACGGCCAAACCCCACTGCCAGCTCTGCTGTATGGGAACACTGAATCACCTTCTTGTTTGGGTAATTACCCAGGAACCAAGCAGGGAACAAGAACGAAGAGAACTCAGACTTGGTATGCCGAGGGCCGAGGTTGATAATCATCCTCTTGCACTTCCCAGTGGCTACCCGCTCGAATGCCTCAGCCATAACCTTGTGATGCTCGCCCTCAATGAAGGCAGGCCACTGGCTTTTGACAAAAGGCATGAACTCAGTCTGGGCTGCCTCGGTCTCCTTGGCCTTCTCAAGCTCATCCAGCAGGGTTAGCAACTCCGCCTTCTGATCCTCAGGAAGGGAAGAAATCTTCCCAAGCAGCACTGGATTCAAGTTAAGAATATCTAAATCCCTATATAGCCGCGCACGCGGTACAGCAAGAGTAATTACACCATGCAGAGGGGGCTCACCAAGACCCCTCTGCATAACCCCCTGCAAGAAAGGTATGGCTGTATACCTGCTTTATGGGAATACCCGGGGGTTCTTAGGGGGGATTACCCTCGATTGTAGCATGCTACCCCCCCTTGACAAAAAATTCAACAAGCGTTTTTTCACAAGAAATTGAGTTTTAAGTTGAACAGAATCATTAAGTTAGGAGATATGTAAGCGATATTTCAAAACAGGTGTTTGTCAAGTTCCCAGACGGGCAGTTTCACGCCACGTACACACATTGTGGGTACACCAAGAACATGAGTTATCCACAGGATATCCACAGAAATATAGGGGGTGGGGGTATGGGAGGTAAGGCAATTATTTTGCAAATAGGGGGAAGAGACTGCCTGTGGGGAGTGTGGTAAAAAAGAGACGGGGTAGGGGTCGGAAGTAGGGAATCGAATGAGGGGAATAGTGTATGGGTCTGTCGCGGGTACCGTCGCCGCACAGGGGGGCTCCCCCCATCCCCCGCCATCTCCCCAGGCAGTCGTGACGACGGCGTAGGGGTGATTTCTTTGGGTTTTCTTTGACGCGCCTGCGCGTGGTGCGCGGCGCCTAGAGTGGCCTGTCCGCCAGGTGGACATAACTGGGTTATGTCGGATTGGTGTTGACACTAGCGGCCATATGTATATACTTGTGATGCCGGTATTCACTACCGGCGCGCTCTTTAAAAATCTGGCCATGTATGCGTCACCACAACCATTCTGGGAGTAATGACGCATGAATAAGACAATAAACGTAAGCAAACTTGTAACCGCCATCCGATCAGAGGGTAAGGCTACAGGTGATGTCACTAAGGAAGTGCAAGCGCTGTACAGTGGCTGCACTACTGCGGAGCAGTTTAGGGAGCGCCGTATAGCGGTTAACGCTGCTATAGACGCTAAATTCTCCGATAAGGAAACCGCCAAAGGCTACCGCAATCGCACTAATGCGGTTTTGATTAAATATATCGTTAAGCCGCTAGGGTTGGTACTAACCAATCGCGGCACAAAGAAGCGCGGCAAGGGTAGCAAAGCAGCAGAGACTGCTAAGGTACCAGCCACAAAGAGCAGCAAGGTAACGCAACCCGCTACCTTGCAATCGATGACAGCGACCGATATGGTCGCTGCTGTCGTGGCTTTCATCGGCAGTAAGCCAAAGGCGGACGCAATCGCCATCCGCGATCGCATTACCGCTGCGATGACTACGACGATCAATAGTCTGAAGTAACCACCACGACGCATACATGGTCACCACCGAAACACCCTAGGCTAACCACCTAGGGTGTTTTTTTTTGCGTCAACATAACTCAGTTATGTCGGCTCAGCGTCATCATCACCTGGATCTGCAGGCAGGATCTCCCCATCCACCGCATCGTTTTCAGCATGACTGTCGGTCGTCAGAGAAGCTAGACGGTCGAGCAGCTCACGCTCGATCTCAGACGCACTTCGATTGACGGTCGCCACGTTCACGTTAACGCTCTGCTGACTGCCGCTCTCGATCAGCCTAGACGCCCTAGCCAGTAGCCCCAGGGCCGTCACCCTAGCCGCTGGCGGGTTCTCCTTGTCCGTAGCCTCGTCCTTCAGACGGTCAAGCGTCCACTGCCGCAGGCCCACCGCCTGCTGGAACACCGCCGCAGCGTCCTTCTCCTTCAGCCTTTCGATCTGCCGACGCACTCTCGGGTCACCCATGAGGCGACCGGCGGCTGCATGTATAGACGCCTTCTTAGTGTTATATTGTACCTCATACGAATTACAGTAGGCTTCAGACACTCGTTGCCCTTTAGCCACAAGTTCGCAGAATTTCAGGGCCTTAGGTGTCAGTGGCTTCAGTCCATTAGTCACTGGCTCATTGCTTGCCATACGTCATATCCTCATTACCAATTCCAGGTGATCCTCGAGTATAGGCAACTCCCCTTATTCCTGCCATCCAACATAACTCGGTTATGTCCAGGGGACTTGACATAGGTATATACATATGTCATAATGCTCGGGCCAATCGATAGACCGGCGTTGCGACCTAGGTTTCAACATAACTCGGTTATGTCGACGATGGCGGGATTCACGGAATCATCGTAGTGGCGCGGCTAGATATGGCGGCTACTCTGTGGAAGTGATGAAACGGTCTGGAAGAGGATCGGGGCGAGGATGACAACCTCGCTCGGGCAATGATGCGCTGATGGGTGGGCTGCACCCATGTGGAGTGAAGACGCGACAAGTCGGTGTTGGTGCATACAACAACAAAAAGGCATCAGACAACCCCTCGATGGGCAGATCCAAGTACACGATCATGTGCGGCTAGTGCAGAAAGACACGCTGTGTCTGTATGCCATGTATGGCGGCATGGATCACTACCCCTGTGGAATCAGGCAGGGATGCGGATGTTAAGCCTGTATGCAATACCACCTAGGCGTCTCTCTCCGTAGCCGGTACGGACGGGCAACGTACGTCCTGCGGCGTTAGCGGCTGAATGACGACATAACTCGGTTATGTCGCCATGCCGTGAGTATCCGCATACATCGCTATCTCGCTTGTACAACCCGAGTGAATAGCCTAGGCAGGCCTGTTGGGAGACAGGCCTGCCGTGGGTATCCACTAGACAAGGAGCATCACATGTTCATCACCATTCTGTGCGTAGACACATTACCCGTTGGGGAGACCCAGCACTGGGCCACTGAAATCCATGTCAAGGACTATGCCGAGTTCATCCAGTACACCTCCGACATGCAGTACCGCCTCATGCCCGACGGCACTAGGCAGTCGGTCGGCACCTTCGTCAAGGTGAGTCCGACCTATTACGTTTTCGTTTACACCACCAGCCTTGAGGAGGAAGACTCAGATGAGTACTGACACCACTACAAGACTTCGTGAGCTGGGGTTCTCCCTAGACACCACAGGCGGTGGATGCACTGCCTACATGCGGTCGATCAACGACGGCGAGCACTACCTCATGGTCACTGATAACAGTGGCTGTGGAGTTGACGACATCGACAGCGACAACTGGATTGTCGGGATGTATGAATCCGCGACTGACAGCCCCATCACCATCCACTACGCAGACGGCGGCAAGATCGACTCAGCCATTCTTGCTGCGGGAGTAACGCCATGAACCTCGACCGATCCATCCTCAATACCCTACTGCCTCGCTCATCCACTGCGAGTGTCATGTCCCGCGCATCAGCCAATGGTCGATCCGGCTGGGCCTTGAAGGTCAAGGGGCAGGTCATCGTGGTGGGCGACAAGGCTTATGCCATGCGCCTGTATGACATGGCACTCGACATGGGTGTCGTGCCGACCCTTCTCAATAACGGTCGGGTGAAAGACCGTTGCCGTCAGTGATTATCCATCCGACATAACTCAGTTATGTCCAACAACAAAACCAGGAGTTAAAGATGAGCATTCTCATGTCAAATCGACTACGCCGTATCCTCCTTGCAGCAGACCCGCTGCCTCCCGATCTTGAGCAGTCTCGCCTGTCCTTCATCAGCAGCTGGGCCAAGTTGCTTGACCATAACTACGACTCCGCCATAGCCATCTTGCGCAAGATCATTGCGGAATATCCGCATAAATTTGGCCGCCAAGAGCAACTAGACCGCTCTCATCTGGCAATCGATATCTCTGTCGCCAAGAGCCGACTCATCAAGCCAATGGAGTGGGCTGCTAACGAAGCCACATACCGCATGCCGCTCATATTGCTTGAGTGCGAGTTCTACAATAAGCCGTACCACATCGGCTCCTCGCAGATTGACGAGTGGCATCAGTCTGCCGACGTCTACCTCGACGCAGGGCAGATCCGCGAGTACCTGACTGAAACACTCTGCGCCTACGAGTGCCCGGAATGTGGCTCCATGTGCGCCGACGGAGACGTTCGCGAGGTTGACTCGCGCCTCATCTGTGAAACTTGCTGCGATGAGAACTACACATGGTCTGAATACGAGGAGCTGTACATCAGCAACGACGACGTCCGAGAAGCCCTAGACGAGAACGGCGAGAGGGTCCGCATCAGCCGGCATAACGAAAATTTCCGCTTTGATGCTCGGCTTGATGAGTATGTCCACGAGGACTACGGGTCAGACAGTGACGACGACGACGGCGTCATCAGCGGCTACCATTCGTCCAGAGCCCTTGTTCGTCTGCAGCACGACACATGGACTGCCAAGCACATGCGATTCATCGGTGTCGAACTCGAGGTCGAGTGCGGCGATGAGAGTCGCTCAGCCTGTGCGAAGGCTGTCAACGATGTAGTCAACAAGGAAGGCCGGATGATGTTCTTCGAGAACGACGGCTCCTTGTCCCATGGCTTCGAGATGATCACCCAGCCCCTTTCTCTGCCAGCACATCGGGAGCTGTTCAAGTTCCTCACTCAGCCTGGATTAACCAAGGGTATGCGTAGCCATGCGACCTCGACGTGCGGCCTGCATGTCCATGTCAGTCGCAGTGGCCTCACCCCGCTGCAGATCCAGAAGATCGTTGCCTTCGTCAATAGCCCAGACAACGAGTGGTTCATTCGTGCTCTGGCTCGCCGCTATAGCACTGGTTACTGCAACATCAAGGAAAAGAAGATCGGCAATGGTATCCATACCAGTTTCGACCGATACGAGGCAGTCAACCTGACCAACTCCAAGACCATCGAGTTCCGCATCTTCCGCGGCTCCCTCAAGTACGAGGCTGTCATTGCAGCCATTGAGTTCTGCCATGCGGTCATCGAGTTCTGTCGCCCCGCAGTCACTAGCGTCAACCAACTATCGGCAGGATCGTTCCTCACCTTCTGTGCCACCAACATGGCGGATGAGACCAAGATCCTCCGCTCCTACGTCACCAGTCGATTGCGTGGACGGGCAGGCGCCAACGCAGAAGCCGCCTAGTTTCATAACCGAGTTATGTCGATTCATTTCAACCACGGAGAGTAATCATCATGTGTCTTTTGGTACACCAGAAAGAAACCACCCATTTCACCGACGCCTTCCTCAAGGATGTGTATGGCAAGAATCGTGATGGCATTGGCATCATGTTCGCTACAGCTGGCAATGTTGTTGTCAAGAAAGCACTGCCCACCAATGCCGCGGAGTTCGTCGAGTTCTATCGCCAGTATGCCGAAGGTCGGGAGTGCATCTGGCATGCCCGTATGCAGACCCATGGCGACATTGACCTCGAGAATTGCCACCCCTACTACGTCACCAAGAACATCTGGATGGCGCATAACGGCATCCTCTCATCGGGCAATGACAATGATCGCAGCAAGTCTGATACGTGGCACTTCATCGCCAATGTCATTCAGCCTGCCCTGTCCTACCAGCCAGACCTGATCCTCTCGCCCGCCTATCAGGCGTTCATTGGCGATCTGATCGGCAACACCAACAAGTTCGGCTTCATGACCGGCTCCGGCGAGGCAGTCATCATCAATCGATCCGCTGGCGTCACCTTCAATGATGCGTGGCTGTCCAACACCTATGCGTGGACGCCTTCCATGCATGGCTTCCAAGGTGCAACGAAGTCCTATCGTGGCTATGGCTACTCCGGCCTTGGCAATGACTACCTTGATTGGGATATGGCTACCTCGTACCCCAGCGGTCGAGTCAAGTCAGTCACCGTCAAGAACAAGGTTGTTGACAGCAAGGAGAGTATCCGCCCGATCCTCAAGGCTGCCTACAACTCGTGGCTCAACAACAACCTTGACCAGTGGGTACTTGATGCGCCGTGGAAGGCTAGCGCGTTGCTCTCCTACTGCTACGAGGATGAGACCTATGTCGAGGAGATGGTGTCCGACGATCCCTCTCAGGCTAGTGAGTGGATCGAGGATCTGTTTGTGAACGAGAACATCACCCCTAGCACCCTGTAAAGGAGAACCAAGATGCCGATCATATACTGGGTCGAACAGTACTACACGGATTATTCATCATGGATTTCAGATGGAGAATTCCTAAGATCAAGGGAGGAAGCATCGCAGAACTTGCTTCGCTTGAAAGAGCGGAACAACGCATTCAGCACTATAAGGGTTGATGAGTACAGAGTACAGGCATCCTATCTAACCATGGAAGACGCCATAAAGGGTGGCTATGCAAGGAAAGACGAGGCAATTTGGCATCGAAGCAACGATGAACATAACTCGGTTATGTCGGAAGCAGCATAGGAGAAGACGATGATTGACTATGAAGACACATCAATGGAAGAACTTCGGTTCTGGGAATCAACCATCCTTTCGATGATAGATAAAAACCAGGACATTCAGCGATCCAATCCGCCGACTAGCATTGCATGGCAGCAGGCCAGTGACAGGCTCAAGCACCTGTTCCCTGCAATGCAGCGGCTGACATTCTTTATGAAATCGGAGGAGCACTACGGAAAGATGCGGTTGATTGAGGAGTTCATAGAATTCCATTGCAATGATAACAGGGCATTGGCTGATGATCTGTTCAACTCGGCCATTGCATTTGTTGAAACTGGTACATCAAAGATTGATTGAAACCAACATAAGGTGTATAAACATGAAAGCAAAGACAGTGAAGACTGAGAGCAAGTTAATGAACAAGTTCATTAAATACTTGAACGCAATCAATGCCACGTATGAAATCAAGTTGGCATCTGGAGAGCGTCTCTCCAGCCAAAGAGAGGCATCAGGGAAGACTAGGGGGTATGTTTCATACCCAAGGGGCGTCGTGTACAAGCACTACGCAAAGTACTTCAACGAACTGAAGCCAGGCCAATACACAGAGATCCCAGCGGGTAATCTGCATCTGGATTCAATTGCCCGTCACCTGTCCTCGATGGCAGTGTTTAAGTGGGGCAAGGGCAGCGTGATGACTGCTCGCAACAAGAAGCGAAACGTACTTGAAGTGATGAGGGTCAAGTAATGGGACTTGATATGTACCTTGAAGGGCGTAAGCACTTCCTCCGTCGTGACTACACCAACCCAGAACTCGATGTGATGGAGGATGGGTTCCCTAAGACAGAGCATGTGCTTGAGCTGGCATATTGGCGCAAGCACCCAAACCTGCATCGCTTTATCGTGGATAGTTTCGCTGGTGGGATTGATAACTGCCAGCCGATATTGCTTGTAGGGAAGGACTTGCTTGCCATCCTTGATGCAATCAAGTCACATCGACTACCACATGGGTCTGGCTTCTTCTTCGGCGCATCCCCTCACCCATCCAGAAACAAGGAGGACTACGACAAGTCTGTAGAGAATGATGTCCTTGCATTTACAGCGGCAATGCAGTGGGCCAATGCTCCGTACAACAAGGAGACTGAGCGCCGTTCAATCTATTACCAAGCGAGTTGGTGAGCCATGACATCAGAAGAGTATCAACATCAGATGGAAGAGCAGCAGCAGTTCCTCGAGCAGGCCATGGCCGACATGCCTGACGAGTCACGGGCAGCAATCCTAAAGCGTTACGAGATTCTCGCGAAGATCTCGTATCACAAGCGCATGCTTCAGGTTCTCAACTACGAACTTGGGCTACTTGGAATTGGCAAGAGGTCAGAATGGACGGATTGATTCCAGTCAAGATGCAGGCTGACAGAGTGTCTGAGTCGATGAAGCGGCTGACACGCAAGTTCACAGGCATTGGTAAGACATTGCGATCCATGCGGGTTGTTATGACTGACAGGTATGCAGTCGCAGCAACCGATGGAACCAATATGTTCTTCAACCCAAGCCACACAGTCCTGCTCAGTGACGAGCAACTAGATAGCCTAGTCATGCACGAGGCATTGCATGTCCTTGACGAGCACTGCCTCCGTGCGTCTGGCAAGAACGTCCTGATATGGGGTATGGCCTGCGACTACAAGGTGAACGACACCATCAAGCAGGTCGGCATGCCGGTCAACGAAGGCATGTCCTACAACGTCAGGTACAGCGGCATGAAGGACGAGGATATCTACAGCCAGCTCATTGACGAGAGCAGGAAGATAGTCGGAGGGATGGCATGAAGCAGCGCCATGAGTATGTCATTGACAGGAAGAACCAGGAGATCCAGATGCTAAAGGATCAAATGTTCAAGATCGAAAAGGACTTCGATATTGAGAGGAAGGATCGTCTTGCTGGCGAGATCATCCTCTGTCTGGTTGTATTTTCATTAGGAATAGTGGCAGGAACAATGATCTCAATGTAAAGGAGAATCGCCGTGGAAATAGTGTTTAGATGGAAGTCATATGCTTGCGACCCAGACCTGAAAGAAGTGGTTATCACAACGAGAAGCGAATCGCCTGATGGTCTTGTTGTCATCGACACTAGACGGCGATGTTCCGTTGACGATCTCACTGAAGAAGAGAAACTCGAGATGTTTCACATGTTAATTGAGAAAGCGAGGATTCCAGAATGACAGAACCAAAGCAGCCGATCAGGTCATGGATCGATAGGAATGCAGACTATTACCGTGACCAAGGATACCCGAACGAGTTGGCCAAGAAGATGGCCGTGTATGACGAGTTCAGTTCCGAGATCGAAGCCGAGAGGCGTTCATCACGGCAAGGGTCTTGGTATCCGCATGACATTTCAGAGGAGGACAGCGAATGAAAGTCGAGTTATGCATTGAAGGCGTTAACGATATCGTCAGAGACGAACTGAAGGAGACAGTCAAGATCCTGAAGCTTGACCTGAAGAACGTCAAGAATCGCTCAGGCATTTCCATATTCCATGTAGATAGGGATGAAGATATTGCCGAGATCAAGCGGCATATCGAAGCATTCAATATCGTTCTCAAGTATTACGGAGGCTAACATGGTTGGCGGATTTGCATTTGGATATGCATTTAAAACGTTGATCTACATCCTGATGGGCGTCGTGCTGTTGACGCCATTCGCAGTTCTTGGATTGACTGTGTGGTTCGTGTTCTTCAAGGTCGGCGTCACTGTTGGGCAGTTCTTTGCCGTGTGCCTTCTGCAGTTGACGGCATACTTTGCCTTCCTTGTCTCGTACTACATCACTTCAGACCAGCCTGTGTCAGGGTGATGCCATGGGATACAAATCAGAGGTGACTGAAACCCTCTTTGCTGTTGGTCTTGTGTGCTCAGGCGTTATCTTCGGCACTTACATAACAGAGCCTAAGCCGCCTGCAAATCCAAGCCCAGAAGAGTTAATAGCAAAGGGGCCTAAGTGTTACGTGCTTCCATGGGAAGTTCCAGCCAAGGCCAGGATGTATGAGGAGGAACAGAAATGAAATTCCCAGAGATAGACACACACATTGCATGGGCGGCCTGTGCTTCGATTGGTTTGATTGCGGCTTCTATTGTACTCATTGTGTTCGTTGGCGGTGTACGCAAAGAACGGCACGATCAATGCAGGCAGGCCGGTGGTGTGCCGATAAATAATGGATACCGAAGTGTTTGCTTAGACCGCGATGCAGTGATCGACTATAAGGAGCAACCGAAATGACCACATTACGCGAAGCCGCACAGCAGGCGTTGGAGTACATGAAGTCTGTCGGGCAGATGGATATGTGCCCAGAGGAATGGGCAATCGTTGAGCGGCTTGAGGCCGCGATGGCAGAGCCGCAGTATCCCGAGATCCCTTGGGGCAAAGCCATTGGCGTAGAGCAAAAGCGCGGGTGCCGCGTGTGTGGTATCGGCGCGGACGGCAAGGCTTATGGCTACGTTTGCTCGCGTTCAGATTGCCCGATACGGGTTACCTGTGGAGGTGCCGCATGACAACCCTACGCGATGCCGCACAGCAGGCGCTGGAGGCGTTGGAGACATTGGTGCCCACCAAAGGACCAAGCATTTACAACAGCGCCCGAGACAACCTCCGCGTCGCGCTGGCAGAACCGGTGGGTGAAACGACGCTAGATGTCAGCGGCGCAACTTGTTTTTCTGCTACGCCAGCAAAGTGGCCAGTGCAGGAGGAGTCACGATGACCTACGAATACATCGCATACGTTAGTAGCGGAAATGTTAGTAGCGGAAACGAAGTCCTGCGCGTTACCGCAGAAGGCGAATTCATTTGGAACGAAAACGCTGACGAGATGATTGCGTCTGGTGACTACAGCCAGTACCCGTCGCTGCGGCACGTCCTCAAGGCATTGCGGGAGAACGAGCGGCTACGGGATGCTGTAGCCGCCGAGCGTGAGGCGTGTGCGAAGGTGTGTGACAAAGTTGAGTGCGGGGCTGGGATGATGATTGAAGAACGGCACACGGCGAATGAGTGTGCGCGAAAAATCCGCGCTCGGGGGCAGTCATGAGCGCCGAGAAAGACAAAGAGATCAAGCGACTACAGGATCTACTGTATACGCAACTTGGCGAACTAACGGCGTTGCGGGCGGAGAAACAAATGCGTACACGCATTGAACAACTGAAGGAGCAACCGAAATGAGCCAAACTCCGAAGGCTACGTTAATCGGATTCAGAACGCTGAGAGAAG